ACCTAAGAGAGTTTCTATTTAGTTATGGGGAAAAGTATAATATTAAAAAGATAATCGCTTAAAAGCGTTTATTTCATTTTTCATTTTTAGGCTACTGGAAACGGTAGCCTTTTTTTTTAATCTTCAGGTTTAAATCTATAGAAATCTGTGTGACTAGAAATTTGTCCGTAAACAGTCAAATTACTTTGAGTTGGTATGTGTGTTGATAATTTATATTTATTCTTAGATACGTTAAATTCTAAGTTGTCTATTGCTTGATGATTGTCATCAGCTAATGAACTGAAATTTATTTTAGGAAAAGTTAACATATCAATAGGTTTAGTAAAACCATTTGAGTCAGATATTTTTCTGAAAGTTCCTTCATATCTAAAATTACTTGTTGCAAATTCATTTAACCTTTCAAAATTCATTAATGTTTCAAGAGTAGCACCATTACTAGCATCATAAGATTTATATGCCGTTATACTATTACCTGCACTATCAACTAAATTATTTGCATACTTTGTATCATTTAACATACCAAACCTATTTTCTACTGCTTTAAGAACACCACTATTATCTTTAAATGTAGAATCAATAATTCTTGTTGCGGTATCATAATATTCTAAGTCAGATATACCTTGTAATTTAACATCATCATAATATATTCTAAACTCAGAATCATTATAAGCTACTTCTTTTGGAATAAAAAATTCTATTGTTGCAGCACCTACTATTGGCGGTGCTTCCATAGATATCTCATTGAATCTCCATTGCTCTTGAACAGAACCAGTTATGGTGTTTATTCCTTGTGTCGCAGAAGTAACCCATTCATTACCAGTAACTTGCCAGTATACTGTTGTTCCTGAAGTTGGAGTAATAGATATTCTCCATCTTAATTCATAAGCAAGTAGTCCAGTATTATTACGGTCAAAAGCATAATCAGCAAATGATAATTTAATAGGTTCTGCGGTAGTACCTACATTACCAGTATTGTTACTTGCTACTACTGTACTAGCAGAAGAACTACCTATTGTAATCATAGAAAAACTACCAGCATAAGGTGCTATACCATAAACTATAGGCGAACCGCTACTAGTATCAACGGCATCTGAATCAACTGCATAAGCAATAGATTTATCTGCTATAGTCCATGTATTAATATCTCTACCCCAAGATGGTGTACTTCCACTTGCAGTTGACGTGGTTTCAAAACCACCATTAGTAAACCTTGATTTTAAAGTGTCTTTAATTCTTATCTGTGTTCTTTGTCTTACGGCAGGCTTTCTAATAATCTTTATTAAATCACTATTTAAAGGTTGAATAGTATTATTTGACTGTGAACTATTGACGTTAGCTACTGGTGTCTCAATAATAAATTCACCATCAGCAGTACCATTTTTATCGTACTTTTTAAACTCTTTTGAATATGAACCGCCATTATCATCAAATGTAGTTAATGCTAAAGAGGCGTTATCTATAATTGTCCATGTGCCTTCGTGTTGAAATATTCTACAATTAAACATTCTAAGTAAAGATTCAAGAACATATTTACAGTTAAGATAATTGCCATTTTCATCTTGCAAACCGTCAACGCTTTCTATATATGTCTGAACAAATGTATTATCATTACTTGAACCACTTGGCGTTGCTGAACTATATTGATTTAATCTACACAAAACTTTATAACTAAAATCTAGTCCACGACCTGACGTACCATCACCACTTTGTAGATTTATATTTTTTAAACAATTTAAAACAGTATTAAAGGCTTTTGGTCTTAATGTTGTTAAGTCCATATCATAACCATTGATTGTACCAATTAAATCTGAAGCGTATATTTCTACGGAAAATGGATGAGGTGCAATAGGTAAAGTGTAACTGTCTTGCATAATAAAACCTGACCAAAAGTTTCTATAAATTTCATACGTTTCTCCACCACTAGCAGAAAATATATCGGCACTTAATTTTATAATTGTTGCACTACTAACTTGTGCAACTGTAGTTGTTAATCCAGTAGTTGTATTTACCACTAAATCACCAACTTCTAGTGAAGTTGTAAAATCAACTGACGTATCTTTTAATCTTGATGCTACAGAGTACGCATCACTTGTACCATTTAATACATTTCTATTAACATTTATTTTAAATTCTCTGTCGTTAGTAGGTATTAAGAAATCAAATTCACTTCGTTCCCAAACAAAGTCAGCAAGATTCCAGTTAGTTTCTTCATCCTCCCATTGTGCGCCTCCTGTACTTTCTTCAATAAATATTCTTAGTTTACAAGTTGAACCAATAATAGGTTGAAAATAATCATCATCTTGTGAGTAGTTAATAGTAACAGGATTATCTGCAAGAGTAAGATTAGAACTTGCGTTACCTATAAAGTTCCATTGAAATATCTGTAGCCTATATTTATTTTCATCAGTATCATAAAAATTAGAAAAATATTTTTCTCCGTATGCCATGATTATCCAGTTATTCTTGCTCTAAAATCACTTGCCCTTTCTAAAGCTAATATTAAGTCTTGACCTCTTAAAGTAAATTCTCCTTTACCACCTGCTGATGTATTACCTAATATTTGTGGTAATCTATTAAGTGGTATTACTGCCTCTGCACCTGCCTCTCCTACTATTCCTGCAACTGGGCTAGTCACAATACCGCCATTTGCAAACATTGTAAAACCCTCACTTGGAGTTCCTAAACCTGATACAGATTTAAAAACATCAGCAAAACTTTTTCCAGTAACAAGTGCAAATATTGCTGAAATAGCTGTCATTATTGCTAATTGTTTTAGCAACTGAATTATAACTTTTTTAATACCTTTTAAAAAATTATCAAAACCTTCAGGATTACTTAATGCGTCAAAAAATAAATTCATTCCAGCAGTAACTATATTTGATATTAAAGCAAATTGTTTTTGGTTTTTTTCTGTTTCTGCTATAACATCTTGTAATTCTTGTAATTTTAATTTTGAAATATCAAATCCTTCTGCCATACCTCTCATGGTAGGCTCTAATAAATTAGCAGTATCATTTAATAAGAATAAATCAAACTGAACTTCGTTAGTTATTTCTGATAAGTCTTTAAAACTTGTATCAAAAGTTTTATTAAACTCTTTTAAGGTATCAAAAGTTTGTTTTGAGTTATCTCCTTTATCAAATGTTAAAATGTTTTTTAATAACAAGTCTTCTTGTTTTGGTTTATCAATATCTTTGCCAAATAATGCTTGTGAAGAAAATAAACCTCTCATTACTTTAGAAGCATCTTGTCCTGACTTTGTAAAGCCTTCCATAGATTTTTTATTTCTATCTATACTTCTTTGTATGTTATCTAACTCTCTAGGTGCTACTTTTCCTAAACTTTTAAATGCAGTTATTAAACCATTTGTAGCATTTACTAATCCAAGCAAAGCACTTTCAGCTACTGGAATTGTGCTATTTCCTAATTGAGCTAAAGCCTTATCTAATTTTTGTGAAGTTGATTCTTCAGTAATTAAAAAAGCCTCATTAGTTGCACCTAGCGATTGCGTTAAATTATCAAATATTTTTCTTGTGCCATCAGCGTTTTCACCCATTAAATCTAATACTGCTGATAATGCTCTTACATTACCAAAGACTTGTGCCGCCGCTTCATCATTACCTTTAAACTCTTTTTGTAATGTTTGTAGTGTAGATAGTAATCCTTTTTCTCTTAATTGTGTTCTTAACTCAGCAGAACTTAAACCCATTTTATCTAATGCTTCTTCTGCTTGTTGAGTAGGTTTTAATAACGATGCAAAAATTCCTCTGATTTGTGTAGATGCTTCCGCCGCATTTGTACCAGTTCTAGAAAGTGCCGCAAACGCCGCACCGACTTCATGAAACTCTACACCCATAGCTGAGGCTAATGGTAAAACTCGTCCCATTGATTGTGCTAACTCTCCTGCTTCTAGTTTACCTTCACGAACCGCAGTAACCATAACATCCGTTGCATCAGTTGCAGAAAGATTTGCTGAACCATAAGCGTTAAGTGCAGAGGTTGCTAAATCAGCTACAGTTTTAGTTTCACCTAATCCTACTGCCGCCGCCTTTAAAGAAGCCTCTAGAACTTCCATTGCTTCACTACCACGAAGACCTGCTGACGTTATAAAGAATAATGCTTCTGCCGCTTCGTTTGCACCCCTACCAGTTTTAGTTGCCATTTTTATGGCAGTTTCTCCCATCTTATCTACTTCAGCACCTGCAATACCTACCAATGACTTTATTTGTGTCATTGATTTATCAAATTGTTTTGCACTTCTTAATGCTTGAACTCCTCCTGCTGCTAACGCACCAACAAAAACTAGCTTCATTGTAGAGGCTACACCTTTCAATTGTTGTTGAAATCCATTAACGGATTTTTCTGATTGTTTTATGGAATTACGGAAACTGGATGAGTCACCAGTTATTTTATATTCTAGTCTTTCTCTGCTCATAAGGATAATTTGTTAACAAATATAAATATTTTAATACTTACGTTTCTTTCCAGTTTTTTCTATCTTATCCCACTTGTCAATTACTTTGTTTAGTTCTTCTTTAGATAATGGTTTTGCTTGAGGCAAACCACTTGTTTTATCCTGTGGTAATTTGAATAATTTTTGTGGTTGTATTCTCTGTGATGCCTTTTGTGCTTTAAGATTTATCATCATAGTAGCGACATATCTAATCCTCTCCCATTCTAGATTTTGTTGTATCTGATGCGATTCAGATAATCTTATATTTTCATTTAATGTATTATTCCAAAATGTGTTTGGATTTATTCCACATTGACCAATGTAGAAATCTAGTATTAATTCCCAAGCGTCTTTATCTACTTTTTTTTTTGATTCTTAGAATTTCTTT